CTAGTGTGGTTAATAAGTTCAATCCACAGTCAATGCTTGATGCATTTTGGTTTGCAAAGCGTCAGGGATCAGAAGGTACATCTGTTACTCAGCTGCCAGGTGGTGCTAATTTAGGTGAGCTAGCAGATTTAATGTACTTTATAAAGAAGCTTTATAGGGCTCTTAAAGTACCATCAACAAGATTAGATCCAGCAGATCAAGCATCTGCTGACGGATCTACCATGTTAAGAGAAGAGCTTAAGTTTGCTAAATTTGTAGTTAGGCAACAGCAAAGATTTGCTGCTGGAATTAAGAGAGGGTTCTTTACTCATCTTAAGATGAGAGGTATTATTGACAAGTACGATATACAAGAAAATAACCTAGAGGTTATTTTTAACGTACCTACTAACTTCTACGAATTAAGAGAAAATCAAAAGCTTGAGCTTAAAGCTGCTAACTATAATAATTTAGCTTCTAACGAGTATGTATCTGCAACGTATGCGCAGAAAAAATATCTTGGTTGGAAGGATAAGGATATTCTCGCTAACAGAGAGTTCTTGAGAAAGGATATGGAGCTTCAGTGGGAGTTAGCTCAAATACAAAACGCAGGACCGTCTTGGAAAGAGGCAGCTGCAGCAGAAAGTATTGCTAGCGCTGAACCAGGTGCTGGTGGCGAAGGTGGCGGTGTAGCTGCTGGTGATGTCGGAGGTGCTGGCGATGTTCCTGAGTTTGGTGGAGGAGAAGCTTCAGAAGCTGAACCCCCTGAAGCTGCTGAACCAGCTGAGCCTGCTGCAGAGGTTTAATTACCGTCATCAAAGATTAATACCATTCGCGGCCCCGTCTCGAGAATTTGTATTAAAGTACCACCAGATGGTACTGTAGCTGTCATAAATGTTGAAAGGTACTCTGCTGACATTAAACCGCCAGTTACGGGTGGAACTATTGTTGCTGAAAGGGCCATATCAATATTTAATAAAAAGCATATTTTTTTCTCCTATATTTTTATTTTTGTATGACTAAATAATGATATGGCTCTAGCGTGTGAAATTACTCCTCTTTCAGCTTTTTTATCTACAAATTTAAATAATAAAATTGAAACTTTTGATAGGCTGGGCGATAGGATTAAAAGGTCATTAGGTTTTCCTCTCGTCTCTTTGGAAATTCATACAGATCAGCTCAGAGAGAATATTCAAATTGCCGTTGAATATTTTACAAAATATGCAGGATATACTAGAGAGTATATGATATTTGATTCAAATTTATATGAAATGAATAAAGGTATTCGTTTAGATCTTTTGTATACTTTAGCTAATACTGATTTAGATACTAATGCTAAGAAGCTAGCTGGTACTAATCCTCTTGGACCTAGTTCTGAATTTTATGTTGAAACTCCAGAAACTATTTTCACAGCAACTTCATCTATATTATCAGCATCATTTGCAGCATCTCCTACCCTTTCTTCAACATTTACTGAGGGTATAGATCAGTTTGAATTATTTGATAAGTCTCTTTATAGTTCTATAACGTCGTTTAATAGCTCTTTATCTTCAGCTTTTAAAGAAAATAAAAGAAAGACATTATCATTAGAAGGTACAAATACAGAAGCAACTACTTACCAAAATGTATATGATTACGATGTAATGGATTATAGAAAGGTTATATCTGTTACAGATTTTGAAGAAGGTTCATCTACTGGTATTAATACATTATTTACACTAGAACAAACATTAGCTCAACAAACTTACTTTAGCTACGCATTAGGTAATTACGGATTTGATCTTGTTTCATGGTATACAATGAAGGAGTTTTTGGATACACGAGAAAAGGTACTTGCGTTAAGAAAAGATTTACAATTTGATGAGCGTACTCAATATTTAAGAATGTATCCGCAACCTAAAAAAGATAGATTCTATGGTGTTATATCTTGTTATCTTGAAAGACCAATTAGGGATATTATTAAAGAGCAGTGGGTATATGAATATGCTTTAGCTTTAAGTATGATTACAATAGGAAGGGTAAGAGGTAAGTTTGGTAGCGTTAATCTACTAGGAGGAGGAGCACTAAATTCGGATATGTTAGCTGAGGGTTCGACAAAGAAAGCAGAGCTTGAGCAAAAACTACTTGAAGGTGCATCTCCTGGAATGGGAGATAATGACCCTGCTCTCTTTATTGTAGGGTAATGAAAAAAAGAACAAAATGGCGACAGGGGGAATTTGTACCGAAAAATAAGGATAAGTTTATTGGTGCGAAAGCTACATATAGATCGGGCTTAGAGCTTAAGTTTTTTAGATTCTGCGATAACAACAAGAACGTACTAAAATGGGGAAGTGAGAATGTTATTGTACCATACACTAGTCCCTTAGATGGTAGAGTTCATAGATATTTTGTTGATAATTATGTCGTAATAAGAGAGGGTAAAGATATAAAAAAATATTTAGTAGAGATTAAACCGTCTAAGCAAACTAAACCTCCTCAAACAAAATATAGAAAAAAGCAACACCTATTATACGAGCAAAAAAATTATGTTATTAATCAAGCTAAGTGGGAAGCGGCAAGAAAATATGGTAAAAAACGAGGGTTAACGTTTATTATACTAACTGAAAGAGAATTAATTTGACTTTTTAGTTACTATTGTATAAATAATTGTATGTCTCTTAAGCTTAATTTGGTCGTTGAAAAACCAGACGTGACCGACGAATTCGAATATATCGAAGAAGAAACTAATAAAAATTCGCCATCTAACCTTTATATTAAAGGACCTTATATGATGGCAGAGGGGGTGAATAGAAATAACAGACTTTACCCTAGGGAAGAGCTAGAAAGAGAAGTAGCTCGTTATAATGAAGAAATGGTTGTACCAGGAAGAGCTATGGGAGAGTTAAATCACCCTACCTCCGCTGATGTGGACTTAGAGAGAGCTTGTCATATTGTAACAGAAATTACACAGGATGATAATGTTTTTTACGGAAAGTCTAAAGTTTTAACAACTCCTTGTGGACAAATAGTACGTGCCCTTATAAATGATGGTGTAAAAGTCGGTATGTCTTCAAGAGCATTAGGTACATTAGAAGAAGGTAGTAATCATAATACAGTTAAGAACATGAAGTTAGTAGCTGTTGATTGTGTAGCTGATCCTTCTTACCCAAAAGCTTTTGTAAATGGTATACTTGAATCTAAACAATGGGTTTTAGCTGATGATGGTAAGTATGAAGAACTATACGATAATTTCGAAGAAAGCGTATCAAAGCTACCTAAGAAGGATATAGACAGATTTTTAACAGAGAGAATCATAAGTTTCATTAATAAACTCTAATAAATACTAATATGGAAGAAAAAAATAAAATTTCTAAGTTTATAGAAGAACTTTCCAACAAAAATTACGCTCAGGCGAATAAATATTTGAAGAGCGTCATTGAGGACAAGATAAAATCTAGAATCGATACAGCAACAGAAAAACCACTCTTTTAATTATGAATAACGAATTATTACCAAAAGAACTCCAAGAAGTATTAACAGAAGACTCTGTAAATGCTATTGAGACCGCGATCAAGGAAAAGGTCGAATTATCAGTAGAAGCTGCTTTAACTAACCAAGATGAGCTTTATGCTGAAAAGTTGGAAGAGTTGGTAGCAGCAATTGATAAAGATCATACAGATAAGCTTAAGAGAGTAGTAGAGGCAGTAGATACTAGTAATGCTACAAAGCTTATACATGTTGTTAAAAAGTACGAAAAGGAAATTAACGAAGATGCTTCTAACTTTAAAGAGACATTAGTTGAATCAATTTCTGATTATATTGAAGAATATATTGATGAGTCTATTCCGGTTGCAGCAATTGAAGAAGCAACCAAGAATAGAACAGCTTCTGAAGTACTTAGTAATTTAAGAAATGTATTGGCTGTTGACTCTACATTAATGAAAGAGTCAGTTAAAGGCGCTGTTATGGAAGGTAAAAATACTATTGACGATCTTACTGCAAGACTTAATGAAGTTGAGAAAGAGAACAACCTTCTCAAAGAAGCTTACAACACAACACAAGCTGATTTATTCTTAGAGAAGAAGACTTCTGGTTTACAAGACAAGAAGAAAGAGTATCTTAGAAAAGTGTTAGGTGATAAGTCACCAACCTTTATTAAAGAGAATTTTGATTACACAGCTCGCTTATTTGATAAGAAAGAGCAAGAACGAATTGATGTAATTAAAGAAGAGGCATTTACAAACCGTAAAGTAAAGGCTGACGCTCCAAAAGTTATCGAAGAGAAGATCGCTCCGGTAACTAACCCATATCTTTCGGAATTACAACGAATGAAGTAATTTTTAACCCCGAACAATGAGGTGCTAGTCACCTGAGTATCTTGGGATTTATTCCCATGTAGGTCGAAAAGAAAGGAAAATTAATTAAATTATGAATAAACCACAATCATTTATTGATAGAGATAGAGCAGACGCACTTCTAGAGAAGTGGGCTCCTGTTCTTGATTATACATCTGATAGCGTTAAGTCTATTGAAGATGACCACACCCGCTTAAATACTGCTGTTCTCTTAGAGAACCAGGAAAAGTGGTGCATAGAAGAAGGTAATAGTACCGGCGGTGGAGCCCTTGGTGGCAACGCTGGCGGTCAATACAATCCGTCCAACCAGGCTAGTTCTGGCGATACTTATGCACAAGGTGATGCTCGTTTACCAAAAGTCTTAATCCCGATGATTCGTCGTACGTTTCCTGAGCTTATTACTAATGAAATCGTTGGTGTCCAGCCAATGAGTGGCCCAGTTGGTCTTGCATTCGCTTTGCGTTATGCTTACCAGTCTGATACACTCGGTTCTGGTATCGATGGTAAGCCTGATGGCACGGATCAATCTCCGGCTGCCGGTTCACCATATGATGGCGCAAATGGACTTCCAGGTTCTGAAGCAGGATATCAATTACTTGATACCCGCTTCACTGGTGCACAGTCACTTGAGCTGTCCGGTACTGAAAGTACTGACTGGCGTTTTAATACCCAAGATAAAGGTGTAGCTCAGATACTTTCTGCTTTCGAAATCACTGGAAACATTCCTCAAATGGAGGTTAAGTTCGAGAAGACAGCCGTTGAAGCTGGTACACGTCGTTTAGGCGCGCGCTGGTCGGTTGAACTCGAGCAGGACCTCAAGAACATGAACGGAATCGATGTTGACGCTGAGATCACAAACGCTATGTCGTATGAGATCCAAGCTGAGATCGATCGTGAAATGCTCATGAGAATGATCCAAGCTGCTCTCTCGCATCAGCGTTTCTCTACCTGGTCACCTGCTTCTGCAGATGGTCGTTGGTTAGTTGAGCGTAATCGTGATTTCTATCAGAGATTAATCATTGAGGCCAATCGTATTGCTGTACGTAACAGAAGAGGCGCTGCTAACTTTATTGTTGCAACTCCTCGTGTATGCGCGATTCTTGAAATGCTCCCTGAATTCCAGTGGGTACCTGTTCAAGGTGACGTAAATACACAACCTGTTGGTATTGCCAAGGTTGGTTCAATTGGTGGAAGATTTAACGTTTACCGTGATACCCGTACTGAAGTTCAGAACTCTAGTGAATATGCCCAAGGGTCATATTACACTGGTGGAACTCAGGGCATTGAATATGCGCTCCTTGGTTACAAGGGTCCAGAATTCTACGATACTGGTATCATTTATTGTCCGTACATTCCTGTCATGGTACAGAGAACAATCGGCCCGAATGACTTCGCTCCACGTGTAGGCTTGCTTACTCGTTATGGCGTCGTCGATAATATCTTCGGGGCGGATCTCTACTATCATGTCATTCTAGTGAATGGACTTGGTGAATCGTTTACACCTGGCTCTCAGTCTGTATACTTCTAAGATACAACTATCAAGCTAAAATTAAAGCAGTAGGGCGAAAGTCCTACTGCTTTTCTTATTATAAGATATAAATAACTTTATGAAGTTCTTGAAACTTATTGAAGCATTTAAAGATACTGTTACATCAGCTGAGAAGTTATTTATTAAATTTATTGAGAAGCGTAAGCAAGGAGCTGCTAAGACGGCGGCGGCAAGTAAGAAGAAAGGTGGTTACGCACTACCGTCGTTCTATCACTTTAATGCTAAAGCGAGACCTTACGCTGAGTGCGAGAAACACTATGACGATGTAAAGTATGTAGAGCAAAAAGCTGAGGAGATATACAAGGGTCTAAAGGATTGGAGAAAAATGTCTCAGAAGAAGTTTCAAGAAGAAACTGGTAAATTAGAAGTGTACGGTGAAGTATATATACGTAAAACTAAACCTAACTCTTTAAAAATAGATTAACCCTATAAATTAAAAAAGCCGGCATATATGCCGGCTTTTTTGTTGTACTACTGCTTGGGTGTCTTTA